ACACTAGATGGTCCAAGAATCATGCAAGAAGCACAAGCAGAGTTGGACAAACTAGAAGAAGAAATGTATACCATCAGCAGTATGCCTAGCGAAATCTTTGTGGGCTAAACATGCCAACGAATTTCTATTTTAATAATTTTCCACAACACCAAATAACCAGTGAGCAATTGCTGGTAGAAGATTTGGTGATTGAAGCTATGCAAATTCATGGCATGGATGTTTATTATTTACCACAGACTTCTAGAGACCAAGTAGACATGCTCTATGGTGAAGATACATTAAAAGAATTTCGTAGTGCTTATGGAATTGAAATGTATCTTGAGAATGTTAGCGGCATGGATGGCGAGGGCGATTTCATTTCTAAATTTGGTTTAGAGATTAGAGATGAGGTAACTCTACTAATGTCACGCAGAAGATTTGCTTCTTTAGGCACATCTTTGCTTAGACCAAGAGAAGGTGATTTAGTTTATATTCCTTTATTGAAAAACTTCTTTGAGATATCGTTCGTAGAGCATGAGAACAATCAAGCGATGTTCTACACACTAGGTCGTGGTCGTGGTGGTAATGTTTATGTGTATGCATTGAAACTAAAACAATTCGTGTTTAGTGAAGAAATTATTTCTACTGGTGTTGATGAAATTGATGACCAGATATTTGACAGTTACAAACGTGCTTCTCTACCACTTGCAAACACAACAGTATTTCCAGCAAGCACTGGTTCTTTTGTTCCTGGAGAAATCATTTATCAAGGTTCTTCATTAGCAACAGCAAACGCACAAGCTATTGTTCATTCTTATACTGCACATTCATCTGTTAACATTATTCGTGTACAAGGTTCTTTTGTTACAGGTAATGTTCATGGCAACACAAGTAATGCATTGAGAAGTGCTATAACATACAATGATGATACGCAAGTTGGTAATAGTATCTTTGAAGATATCGCAGACAATGTTAGAATAGAAACGGAAGCCGATGGTATATTGGACTTCACGGAACACAATCCTTTTGGTGAAGCCTGATGTTAAATAATTCACATTTTTATAATAGAACAATTCGTAAAGTAGTAGTTGCTTTTGGCACACTATTCAACGATTTGCTATTGGTCAGATACAATAAAGCGGGTACAATTGAGCATGAGAGAATGAGAGTTCCTCTATCTTATGGCGCAAAAGAAAAATACATTTACAGATTAACATCCGATCCAACTTTAACAAAATCTATTGCAACATACGTACCAAGAATTTCTTTTGACTTAGTTGCACTTGAGTATGATTCATCCAGAAAATTCAATAGCATCAATAGAAACTTTTCAACAAATGCTACAACAGGTGCAGTATCAGCACAGTATGCACCAGTGCCATATAACTTTGAATTTGAATTAGCAATCTATGTTAGAAACACAGAAGATGGAACACAAATTCTGGAACAGATATTACCATACTTCACACCAGACTTTACGGTAACTGTAGATTTGATTCCAAGTCTAGGTAGAAAATATGATATGCCAATCATATTAAATTCTGTTACACCACAGACAGAGTATGAAGGCGACATGTCTACAACTAGACTTATCATTTGGAACTTATCTTTCACAGTAAAAGGATATATCTTCCCACCAGTAAGTACTGTTGGTTTGATTGAACAAGCAAACACAAATATCTACACAGATTCAAGAAGCACTCTATCACAAAAAGTATACGTTGATTATGCCAACGGGTCTGGTGTTTTAGTTACTGGTGAAGTTGTTAGAAGTCCCTCTAAGAACAAAACAGGTACTGTTGTATACTTTGCTAATAATAGTGGAGGCACATTAGTGGTGTCAGACTTAAATGAGTTGCTTGAAGAAGATGATGTGATTGTTGGTGATTATTCTAATGCTACATATACAATAAATACCGTAGATTTGAATCCTCTAAAAACTGTTGCTATAGTTACCGTGCCAGATCCAGTATCAGCAAACTCAGATGATGATTTTGGATTCTCAGAAACGATTACAGAATTTCCAAGTACTTTGACTTAAAATAGGAAGTCTAAATGACAAAAAAGTTTTCTCAATTAACCGCTATTTCTAATGTTGGAGATACACCAGGAAATGTTATATTTGGCATTTCTAATACTGCAAGCGGAACATCAAACACTATATCTCTTTCTTCACTATCTGCGTATCTAGATTCCACCTTTGCTACAGATATTGCATCACAAGCAAACGTTGGCGCTGGTCTTATTACAGTAACCGCAGCCGGTCAAGCTAACGTTGGTGTTGAAGTGGCTGCAAGGTCAGCCAACGTAGGTGCTGGCAGAATTGCAGATGTTGCATCTGGTCAAGCCAACGTTGGTGCTGGTATCATTACCGTGACTGCGGCATATCAAGCAAATACTGGTACGGCCGCTTTAGCTGGACAAGCAAACGTTGGTGCTGGATTAATTACAGTTACTTCTGCATATCAAGCAAACGTTGGTGCTGGTAGAATTGCAGATGTTGCATCAGGGCAAGCAAACGTAGGTGCTGGATTAATTACAACTAAAGCCGCTTATGAAGCTAACGTTGGTGTTGAAGTTGCAGCCAGAGCAGCCAATGTAGGCGCAAGTGTTGTTACATTAACTAATAATCTTGGCAATGCATTCAATCAAGCTAACAGCGCATACACAGCGGCTAATACTGCATTGAATATTTCACAGAATATTAGAATTCAAGATTACACATTGCAGTTGACGGATCGCGGTGGTCACATCTATAGTACCAATACTGCGGTTCAAGTTATTACAATTCCCAATTCTGGTGTTGTTGCATGGCCTACTGGTACAGTAATTGATATTGTTCTCAATGGTAGTGGTATGATTAATGTTGCAACATCAAATGATGTTACCCTTTATGTCGCTAATAACTCTACCGTAAAAGGATATGCAAATGTATATCCACGTGGTTGGGCTACACTATTAAATGTTGGCGCAAATACTTGGTTCATCAAGGGGCAGGGCGTAGATTGAAAACTAATGAAAATCTATCCAACATCTTTGGAGTTCAACCACTCGCAGAAGACGAATCTTCTTTGATTGAAATTGTTCCAACTGATGTGGACTCGGACTTTGAATTTGCAAGAAACAACATTCGTGATTTAGCCGAGAAAGGTAAAGTTGCTGTAGATAATATTCTTATGGTAGCAAAAGCAACGGATCATCCAAGAGCATATGAGGTTGCAGCCACACTAATTAAGAATATGTCTGACATTAATAAAGATTTGCTTGAGTTGCAGAAGAAGAAAAAAGAGTTGTCACCAGTTAAAGAACAGACTGTGGTAAATGTGGACAAAGCAGTATTCGTAGGCTCAACAAGAGATTTGATTAAACAAATTAAACAGGTAGGATAAAATGGAACAACTAATCCAACAACTAAAGGTAATCTTGGGCACCAATTTTGCTTTGTATCTAAAATCACATGGCTTTCATTGGAATATTGAAGGTGCTAATTTTCCACAGTATCATGGGTTCCTTGATGGATTCTATAATGATGTTTGGGCACAAAACGATGTTATCGCTGAACACATCCGTCAGTTAGATGCATATGCGCCAGGTTCATTAGAAAGAATGTTGGAGTTAGCGGACTTGGAAGAATCACAAAACATTCCTATGGCACTTGCTATGATGACAGAATTGAAACGTGATAACGATAGATTCATCATACATCTACGTGCAGGTATTGTAGCCGCTGAACAAGCAGATGAACCAGCAGTTGGTAACTTCTTGCAAGACCTTTTGGGCGCACACCAGAAAAAAGCATGGATGTTAAGAAGCATTATTAAATAATGTCAATCGGTGGTTATTTAGGTAATCCAAAGTTAAAGCGGTCAGGTGTACAAGTTGAGTATACCAATGAACAGTTAATTGAGATTACTCGGTGCATTAAAGACCCAGTCTACTTCATTAAGAATTATGTAAAGATTGTTAACGTAGACTTGGGTTTGATTCCTTTTGATATGTGGAACTTTCAAGAGGATATGGTTCGTGGTTTTCACAACAATCGCTTCTCAATTGCAAAGATGCCACGTCAGGTTGGTAAAACAACCACCACAGCAGGTTATATGCTTTGGGCTGTTTTGTTTACAGATGACTACAAGATTGCGATTTTAGCGAACAAAGGCGACTTAGCCCGAGACATTCTTGGTCGTATCAAATACTCTTATGAATACTTACCTTTGTGGATGCAACAAGGTATTATGGAATGGAACAAAGGCAACATTGTTCTTGAAAATGGTTCTGAGATTTCTGCTTACGCAACAAACGCATCTGGTGTTCGTGGAGGAACATACAATCTTGTATTCTTGGACGAATTTGCTTTCGTTCCACAAAACATAGCAGCCGAGTTCTTTACTTCTACGTATCCGGTTATTTCATCCGGTAGAACGACAAAAGTTATTATTGTTTCAACGCCACATGGATTGAATCAGTTCTATAAGATGTGGACTGATGCGGTAGAACAGCGTTCATTGTATGTACCATTTGAAGTTCACTGGTCTATGGTCCCAGGAAGAGATGCCGCTTGGCGTGAAGAAACGATTAGGAACACCAGTGAAGAACAGTTCAGGCAAGAGTTTGAGACTGAGTTTATTGGTTCTTCAGCTACATTGATTCCTGGCGCTAAACTGAAGATGTTAGCGTTTAATAATCCAGTAGAAAAAGAAGAATACTTAGACATTTACGAAGCACCAAAGCCAGGTCATACTTACATGGCGATTGTAGACTGTGCTGAAGGCGTAGGTCTAGACTATTCTGTATGCTCAATTGTAGACGTTACCGAATTACCATATAAACATGTAGCCAAATTTAGAGACAATAAACTGTCAGCTTTCATCTTCCCAACATATGTTTATAATCTTGCTAACAAATATAATCGGGCTTGGATATTGGTAGAAACAAATAGCGTTGGTCAACAAGTTGTTGATATTTTACATTATGATTTGGAGTATGAGAACATCTTTCGTATTGAAAGTCACGATATCAAAGGTCAGCACATTGCTTCCGGCTTCAAGAAGGGCGCGGCCTATGGTGTCAAAACATCCAAGACTGTCAAAAAGATTGGTTGTTCCAATCTGAAAACTCTTATAGAAATGGACAAACTCCTTACTACAGACTTTGACACCATCGCGGAACTAAATACCTTTGTTAGGGATAAAGATACATATAAAGCCGAAGAGGGCAATAATGATGATATCGTAATGACCTTGGTACTTTTTTCATGGCTGACAGCACAAAGTTTCTTCAAAGAAATAACAAATTCAGATGTTAGACAGAGACTTTTGGAAGAACGAAACATTCAAATGGAAGAAGAATTGCTACCAATAGGTATTTTGGATGACGGATTAGAAGAAGAAAAACATTTTGACGGTGAAGACCTCTGGACTGTGACAAAGCGCAGAGGCTATCTATCGTCAACTTTATAAAAACATAAATAGATAATACGATTTAGTTCTATAATAAAAAAAAGGAGAACACAAAATGGCTTTCCAATTATCACCAGGAGTTAATATCTCCGAAGTAGATTTGACAACAGTTGTTCCTTCTGTTGCAACTACGATTGGTGGTTTAGCCGGCGCTTTTACATGGGGTCCAGCTAATGAAATTACTATCATTAGCAACGAAACGCAACTTGTAGATAGATTCGGCAAACCAGACGCAAATACATTCCAGACATTCTTTACCGCAGCCAACTTCCTATCATATGGAAGCGACTTAAGAATTGTACGTGCTGTTGGAGCAGGCGCTAAAAATGCATCTTCAAATACAGCAAACACAGTATTGATTGAAAATGAAACAGACTACCAACAAAATCATTCTGCAAACAGCAGTATTGCATTCCACGCTAAGTGGGCGGGCGAATTAGGTAATTCTATTCGTGTTGAAATGGCGGACAGTTCTTCATACACAGGTTGGAATTCATATAAAGCAGAATTTGATTCTGCACCAGCAACTTCAACGTATGCCTCTCAACGTGGTTCAACAAATGATGAATTACACATTATTGTTATTGATAAAACTGGTAAAATTTCTGGTACTGCCAACACAATTCTTGAAAAATGGGGTTATGTTTCTAAAGCAAGCGATGCTAAGAATTCAGATGGCTCAAGCAATTATTATAAAGACGTTTTAAACTCTAGATCCAAATACATTTGGTGGGGAGGTCATGCCGCCAACACAAATTCAAACTGGGGCACGGCTGCAACTGGTGCAGTTTCATATAATGTTATATCTACTGCGGTTGCAACAGATTTTTCCGGCGGTGTTGATGATACACCAACCGCAGCTAACATAAACACGGCATATGACAAATTTGCAAATCCTGATGCGGTAGATGTTTCTCTATTGATGGCAGGTGCTACAATTGGCTCAAATACGCCAAACCATCTAATCGCACTGGCTGAAACACGCAAAGATTGTATGGTATTTGTTTCGCCTGAACAAGACGATGTTGTAAACAATTCTGGTTCAGTATCTACAACAGTAATTGCCACAGCAGGTACATATACCAAGTCTTCATACGCAGTTATGGATTCTGGCTACAAGTATCAATATGACAAGTACAACGATGTATATCGTTGGGTACCATTGAACGGCGATATTGCTGGTCTATGTGTTCGTACTGATAATGAGCGTGATCCATGGTTCTCACCAGCTGGTCTAAATCGTGGTGTTATCAAGAACGTTGTTAGACTTGCTTGGAACCCAACTAAGGCTCAACGTGATGAATTGTACAAAGCTGGTGTAAATTCAGTTGTTACATTCCCAGGCGAAGGCACAATACTATACGGAGACAAAACTCTATTGAATCGCCCAAGTGCATTTGATAGAATCAACGTTCGCCGCTTGTTTATCGTTCTAGAAAAATCTATTGCTAAGGCAGCCCGTTCTTCATTGTTTGAATTCAATGACGAATTTACAAGAGCCGCTTTTGTTAATATTGTAGAACCATTCTTGCGTGATGTACAAGGTCGCCGCGGCATCTATGATTACCGTGTTGTTGCTGATACTACAAATAATACAGCAGAAGTTATTGACCAGAATCAATTTGTTGGCGATATTTACATCAAACCCGCTCGTTCTATCAACTTCATTCAATTGAATTTTACCGCTGTTCG